TCCTCCAGCGGATGCCTCCGATAAAATAATTCTTACATAGTTGTCTAACCATACCGGACCAAGTGCCAACATGTCTTTCGCCACCGGAATAAAAGCACTTAATTTAGCAAGAGTCATATCCATCGTGTCAATTTTGCCAGCTAATTCTGTGCTGATTGCCGTTGTCAATGCATCCCATGTCGCAAGTTCTATGTTGTCTGCATTTACAATCATCTTAATTGCGCCCTGGCAATTAATAAAATCAATTTCATTCAGCAACGCGTGTGATCCCTGCATATCTTCGATAACGGAATCAATAATTGTTTCCGGCATAGCTTTCTGGATATCCACCAGGGCCTGTTGTGGGTTTGGAGCCTGTGCAGCTTCAATCCATGCCTGATAAAATTTATTTTCTTCATTCGTTAACTGCCTGATCCCCCGGGATGCCATAATTGCAGAGTCCTTACTTTCCCTAAGATCCCCATATTCCTGCATAATCCTTTCCTGGACTCCTTCTGCAAACTGGGTAAAAGCTGCTGCCATTGCATTTTCATCATTGTCTGTTAAAGCCTTGGACAGGGCCTGCATCAGCTGTGTGTTTTCCTGTTTTAATAAATCTGCATTTTTCATTCTTTGTTTCCTCCTGATATTTTGTTATTTGTGAATGCGTGAAAAAAAGCACCCATCATAGTGAGTACTTTCTCTTTTTCTAACTCTTCTTTTTTTTCCGGTTCTGTCTTCTCTGGTTCTTTCTGCTTTTGTTCCGGTACAAACTGCTTCATTTCCTGCCGGAACGACTGCATACTGTTAAGCTGCTGTTGAAGCTGCTGCACTTTATTTGCAGACTGTTGATTTATTCGATTTTGATCTGCTTGGTATGTGCCTATTTCATCACAAAACCCGTATTCCAGACATTGTTCTGGTGTAAGGTATGTTTCCTTATCCATCATCTGTATAAGTTCTTCCTCGGTCAAATTCTTACCTCTTGCCATGTATATCTGACGATTGGATTCCATTAAAACATCCAGATCATCTGCACATTTGCGAAGCATCTCGGCATTCCCATAAGTATACATAGACATGTTGTGCAGCAGCATTGATGTACCTAACCCCATTATAACCTTATCACAGGCCAGGCAGATCACGCTGGCTATGGAATATGCAAATCCATCCACATAGCATACTTTGTATGCTCCATGCTGTTTTAACAGATTGTAAATTGCAATACCTTCTTTTACATCACCGCCATAGCTATTTACATGCAGTTCGATTGTCCCGGTTTCCGATATCCCTCCAAGCTGCTCCCTGAAATAATTCGCGCTTGTTTCCGAATCATCGTAGTCCCATGTATCCCAGTTGAAATCTCCATAAGCCGTTACATTGTCATAAATATAAAGCTTAAACGTTTCTGTGCCGGCCAGTTGTTCAAACCGGAACTTTGTTACATTGTTTTTCACCCTGTATCACCACCTTCCAGACCGCTAAGGTCCATGTAATTCTTCGTAATGAAGTGTTTTTTAGATTCTTCTGTATTTAATTCTGCATCTCCGAGTTTCTTCCGCAGCTCATCAATGCAGTACATACCGCTTGCTATTAATTTATCTATTTTTTCTGCTATATCAAATATATCTACATGCATAATTGTCGTAGTATCTATCTTGATATAGCTTCCCGTCTGCACCAGTTTCTTACCATAGCGTTTCCGGTTAATCTCTGTTGCAATCATTTCGCAGATTGGATCTATGCAGAATGTAAGGAAATTCTTAGTAATCTTATCCACATCTGAAACATCCCCCTTTAAAAGAGAAACGGGAATATTAAATGCTCTGGCAACTGTCTGTAAAATTTCTTCTGTCAGATCCGTTATGTCTTTTACTTCAGACGTTGACTTCTTACTTTGTTCTGCCGCCTGCTTTGTATATTCAAATCCATCAAACAATGGCAGTACTGCACTGCGGCTATTAAAAAACTTTTTAAAACGGTTGTTCATCAGGTCTTCAAATACATCCTCAAAACCTTTATCTCCGTATTTCTTTCCCTGTGCCACTGCATCTATATGCAATGTTCCTTTTTCACCGCCAGCCTTTTCATATTTTTCAACTGCTTCATTTAATATTTGGTTATAGCCGCTGCACAGGTTTTTCAAAAGCTGCCGAATATTCTTATTGTTCAGCTTAAAATAAAGTACGTCTGACATGTTAAATGATCGGTTATAAGTAAATCCCTTCCGGCTTACGCCACTAAATATGGTTTCCTTCAAGGCAAACTCCTGGCTCCCATATATTTCTGCTATAATCAGTTGTCCATTGCTTTCCACTACAAGGCATTCATTATTATACAATAGTTTAGTAACAAGCTCTTGAATGAACTGACTTGAATTTTGGTTGATGTTTGGTTCGTAATTCCATTTGTAACTCTCTTCTCCCAGGAATTCTTTACCTGATTGAAAAGTTTTAAATTCACACTTTGAGATGCAGTTTGCAATTAGATTAATTGCGGCATGTATTGTAAATTCTTCCAATACCAATCTGGACATTTTTTCCTGGTCTATATAATTGGCTATGGTATCTGCCGTTACCTCAATGTTTTTCCCACCAAGCATTTTCCCTTGTATCCAATTCCAAAATCCCATATTTCCTCCTTTCTAATAAGTATAAACGCCGAAATTGATATTATAATTAAGATCTTCCGGTATATCTTCTTCCAGTATTATTGTATTTACAAATTCCATAAAACCATCTGTCTTACGATAATTAGCTTCAATTTTGCCATAGGTTATATTCCCATCCTTTTCAAGCTTTTTTGTATTATTCACATACCACCTCATAATAGGAACATCGCCAAATACGATGATATGATTTAAAAAAGCTGAGTTAATTATAGGTGCTGCTTTTATAATATCAGAAGGGCGCACCAATTTTATATTTTTCTTTTCATATGCATCGAATCCAATCTTCTTGAATGCAGAATTTAGTAATGAATACCTGAAGTTATCAATTGCTATTTTTAGGATATTGTATTTCTGCCCCATAATTTCAAACCAATGTGTTACGATTTCCGGTGGTATTTCTACATCATCCACAAATTCTACATCTCCCTTTGATTCCCATTCCCTAAGTGGCGCTTTAATGCCTCCTAAGTCCCTAGATCTGGAACAAATAAATGTATGATGAATGTGATAGTACTTACCGCTATGTTTAAAGGTAAGACCAACCGCTACGAAGTCATTCGTTTTTGCATAGTCAACTCCTCCAACACAGTTCTTTCCTGATAGATGAATCATTTCCTGATTCGTTGCAAGAATATCTTCCCATGTGGCAACCTCAACTTCTTTGTTCCCAATCGGGAAGTTACATCGTTTCGCCATAAACTCCGGGAAATAGTCCTGGTTATATGGCATATCTATTATTTCTTTTTGTATTGTTGTCCGCAGGCTGGGAAAATCATTCAGGCTGGGAATCGCTTTTACAAGTTTATCCACCTGATTCCATTCCGTTTCATTTTCAATTCTGCACCAAAATACTAAAGTCCGGTTTAATGGATTGTACTCTTTTAGTATTGCCCGGTTCTGATCCTTCTCCTGATCCAGAACGGCTCCCCTGACATGTCCGTCTGTTGTTATGGTTATAATTCGTCCATGCCAGACTTTCCCTAATCCCGACTTCAACGTATTCATATTTTGTACATCGGTATATTCATGTTTCTCATCAAATATGATGCATCCTGTACGTTTACTGTCTTTTCCCCGTTTCGATGAAGTGTTAAACCGTAGATCAGACTTTGTTTTTCTTCCGGTTACCAATTCCTTTGTTGCATGGTAATTGCACTTTAAAACACTTTTATATTCTTCTTTTACCGGATCTGTGACAGCTTCAAAAACATCTCTGAATGAAGTCTTTGCCTGTTCTTCAGAGTTTGCCATCAAATCTATGTTATACCCCCTGATGCCATGATACGGCGATAGAAAATAGAAGCAGAGGAACGAAATAAAACCATTTTTCCCACTACCTCTGCCTACCATAACCCTGACATCATTAAATACAATATCTCCATTATCAAAAAATACGCCTGCAATTAAAGCAAATAAAAACACCTCCCACTCAATCAGTTCGAATGGAAAGTATTTCTGCAAAGACAGTCCTTTTTTAATTTTATCATTATCTATTATTACATCATCGCGATCCAGCATAGGAAGGATAATGTTGTCAATCATCTGCTCCTGCTCCCGGCAATGTGCTACTTCATTATTTTTTATTTTGCGGATGTAGGGATCTATATATCTGCTATAGCTCTTCGTCTGAACCACCGCCCATAGGTAGCGGTACAACTGTTGGTTTCAGTCCCAGAAATTCCAGTATTTTTCTCATCTCCCCAGATATCCGCCTTTTTTCACCTGTAGCCTCAGTGTATTTTTTTATATCTTCATAACCGCTGGATTTCATATCAGTAAGTGCATCATTTATATATAATAAATCATCGTAAAATGACATATACTCTTCCACCTTGTCTGCAATAAAATTTTCTGTCAAATCATTTTTTCTCAACGCATTTACAATACTTTCCTGTGTTCGATCCCTCTTTGTTTCCTTACTTGGAGGCCTTGCCATTTCTATCACTTCCTGACTTTTCATATTTTTTTAATTTTCTCCCCTTACAAGAACCCTCCCGGTCACCGTTCCCTTAGAGTTTTCTCATTTTTTCTACCCGGGGGTGTAATAAAGCAGTGCCATCACTACCACCTCTCTTCATTGGTAAATCCATACTTCTTTCTGTGGTGTTCATCGTAATGGCATTTACCACATATTGCTTCCAGGTTGCTGTCTTCTAGTGCTAAATGTGGATTCTTGCGTAAATACTTCTTATGATGTACAGTTACCGCTTTAGTCACTTGCCCTTTCCCCTTACATCTCTGGCATTCATAATGCTGTTGTTTAAGTATCTGATGTTGTTTCTTTCTCCATAAAGATGAGGTGTAGAAAGCGTGCATGTCATTATCTCGTATCAATTGTCTGATCCATTCAAGGGTTTCCTGTTCCATCTTACATGCTCCTGTTCCTATATGGTTGCTTATTCTTTTTGTTCTGTATTAACTCTGCTACCTTACTGCTATACACAACATCGTTTGATATCCGTATGAGGCTGGCTAATAAATACGTACTAAGGTGATGTGGCATACTTCTGTGTATCGCCAGATCAATTATGTACTTAGCAGTATCTAAGCTGTTTATATGTGTGTGCCCTGCCTCAAACTCCTTGCGTGTGTTATGTATTATGTAGCTGTTGTCCGCTAGGTATATGTTGTACTTGTCTTTGCTGTATATCTTGGTTGCCATAACATCCTCCCTGAACAGGAAAAGCACCCAGACTATTCATCCGAGTGCTTCTTGCTTTGCTCCCTATTTACTTGATCTATATACTCATTCATCATTTTAGTCAACTGGTATGCCTGACTCACTCCAGTTGTATTACACGCGTCAGCAAATGCTTCCACAACTTCACGCTTAAGCTTATACGCTTTACTCATAAGCCCAACCTTGTCTTGATACTTCTTACTTGCTATTGTCTGCGGTTTTGGTTTTCTTTCTTCCATCCTGCACCTCCACGACAATATTTAAAGCAATTGCTATCAAGTTCAATATTACAGCTATCATAATCCCTTTTTTATATTCATCACTTCTTAATAACAGATATCCAAGCGTCAATGTAGTTGATAGGTTTAGTAATATAATTATCCTTCTCATAGACTTTTTTTAACAGATGTGGTATAGTTTTATTAAAGGAATGGGGGATTTGTTCCCCCACCCTGCGAAGCGGTTATTTGAAGTGATCTAAGATTGCAAGTAGTGTGGTTGTCAGGCTCGCTACTATGGAAGCAATCAGGGCGATTATTTCAAGTTTCTGCTTCTTTTTTTGTTCTTCTTTCTCTTTCTTTTTCTTTTTACCCATCTGTTTTCCTCCTTTCTTAACTATAGTATATCATAGGGTGTACCATATGTCAAGAAGTTTTATTAATTTTTTACATTTATTTTTTGTTTAGAAATTGCACTCTGAATAATTATTCGAGTGCTGTCTTCAATATTTTAAATTATTTTGTATTTACCTATTGACTTCCACGCATTTACGTGCTATAATAATATTATCAAATGAGAGAGGAGGATATACCTAATGAGTAAGAAAAAGAAGAAGAAAAAGCTATCAACCAAAGACTTCTGTCTTATCGTAATCAATCTAATCATTGCACTGGCTACATTGATTACAGCATTAAAATCTTAGTTAATAGCTTGGGCAGGGAAGTGAAAGCTTCCCTCCTATCTTAATCTTACCATAATGGTATAAATTAATCAATGAAACAAATATGCTTTTTAACCACGGTACTACTGATTAATTTCGTAATTGCATTTTACAACAACTGGTCACTGCTAAATAAAACTATTGTTATACTACTCTCTATCAGTGTAATAATAAGCTGTATATTTAAACTAATCCCCGAAAGGAAAAACAATGAAACTCAAAGAAATCCGTAAATCCCAAGGATTAACTCTTAAAGCTTTATCTGAATTAAGTAATGTACCACAACGTACAATTGAAGATCTTGAACGTCGTAATGATGGGCGGGCATCTACTCTTATTAAACTTGCTGACGCTCTTAACGTTACACTTGATGAACTGTGCAGAGATTAGGTAGCCAACATGCTACCTTTTCTCTTGTATATTATTTGCTGTTATACTTAAAAAGCACCTGACCAAAATCAGATGCTTTCTTCTTTACATATTTACTCTATCCATAAGTGCTTCTTGTAAGACCTGGCTGAAGTTTATATTCTTTTTCAACGCTTCCTCATTCAGCCATGATGGAATGGTCAGTGTTTTCTTTACTGCTCTTGAATCATTTTTCTTTCTGTATTCCATCATATTGAACTCGATCACAACAAGAAACTGTTTAGGTTCAAGCTTGATTCCCTGAGGTTCTGATGCTTTAGGAATCTCTTTCTTGCATTCTTCCAAATACGAAAGCATATTTCCCAATGCGTCAAAAGCCATTTCATAACCTTCTTCCATGCTATCACCCTGCGTGATACATCCTTCAACATCGGGAAACCAGATTGAATACCCGCCTTCATCCTCAGTTTGAAAGATTGCTGGATAAAACATACGTCCTTTCATAGTGCTATACCTCCTATCATGAGGCAGGGGCTATTTAAGCCCCGCCTGTTTAAGTATTGCCTGCTCAGTACCTTTCTTTAGGTCTTTGCAGTGATAAGGAACCGTTGCTGCTTTGCCAGTTATGGGATTCTCAAATGTTTTGTGAGAACCTGCCTGCCTGACTTCTATGAAACCATTTTGTTTTAAAAGCTTAATCATTTGCTTCGGTGTCATTGGCATTTTGTTTTATCTCCTTTCCTTATCATGTATCCATTATAGCACGTGTTTACACGTATGTCAACACTTTTATACATATTTATACGTATTTATCAAAAAACACCCGCCTAAGCAGATGCCTTTTCCCCTGTCTCCAGGGATTCACTATGTGTTCCGGATTTTACCCGGAGATTCAATCACCGGGTTGTGACATCCGGCAGTCGTATGTGTTGGGAGAACTTTTCGTAAATAGATGAGCTGTATCCATTTGTTTACACTATCATATTAACACATACCTAGTGGGCATTGTGGGCAACTTTAAAGTAATTATAAAATTTTCTTGATACAGTTCATCTCTTCATTCCAATCGCTATTTCTATCTTTTTCCCACCCTTATATTTTCATAAAGCCCTCCGACTGTAACCATTCTTGATATTTACCTTTTGCCATTCCGGCTCACCTTCTTTCTTTATACATAGGAAAAGCACTCAGAATATTCATCCGAGTGCTTAAATTATTTACATTATTTTCTATTTTCATGTTGACGTACACGTTACAACGTGGTATAATTATATTATCAAATAGGAAAGGAGGAATCGCCAATGGGTAAGAAACAAAAGAAAAAGTTATCACCTGAAAAACTTTGGAAACTCGTAATTAAAACGATATTCGCCGTATCGTCGCTACTCTTAGGAATAGCAGAGTTTATAAAAGCATTCAAGTGATAACCCACAGGGGAGAGCAATCTCCCCTCTCTAAGATAATATTACCACATTGGCTGCACTTTATCAATGAAATTTGATAGCATCTTACTAATATTTACACTTGTATACGCAATTGTAACCCGCTGGAGCAGGCTAAGCAGTATTCTTGTAATAATAGCCTCCCTATATATGTTAAGTAATACAGTTCCCAAAATTCGGAGGTACTTGCATGAAACTAAAACAAATAAGAAATGACAAAGGTTTATCCATCCGAGCACTGTCAGAACTTTCCAATGTTCCACAGCGTACTATTGAAGATATAGAGAGATTCAATAGATGCAAGGTTGACACTGCAATTAAACTTGCTGATGCTCTTGAAGTTACACTTGATGAACTATGTAGGGATTAGGCAGCCAATAGGCTGCCTTTACTATTATACGCCAAAAGACACCTACGCTAAGTAAGTGCCTTTCTTCAGTCGCCCTGTGCGGCAACCATCTCGGTTTTAACAGACACCCGAAAACTGGATCGACCACCACCGGTCACTCCCGGTTTGGATTTCTTTCTTTTTAAACCGTTCGTGCAAAACAAAGGAATTCTAAGTCTTTCGACCTACTCCCATTCAGGAACCCAGATCTGTACTGCTGGCGATTCAACTGCCGGGCTGTAACACTCGGCAATCGTATGTGTTTGGGAGAACTTTTTCGTAAATAGATGAGCTGTATCCATTTGTTTACACTACCATAATATCATATAAATATGTCCTATGATTACGGCTTTTACTCTTTTTTATTTGAAAGCAGCCAGAAAAACTTTCTACGTCTATCATAATACAAATCTTTCCCACAAGGTATATCCATAAACTCCCTAAGATAATTATAGGATATTCCCTCATTTGTAACTGCTTTTAGAATGTATGGAAATATTACTGAATCAGCCTCAGTTGCCGTCTGTCGTATGAGATTACATTTTCTTTGCAGTTCTGCTCTTCGCACAGCTAATGCTTGAGTTGGATCTGAATTTCCATATCCTCTGGGCATGTCTGTTATTTCTAAGCCGCCTACTGTATCTGTCTTATACTTTAACTCATCCATCCATTCATTGTATTGTAGGCAGAAGTTATACAGTTCACAAAATCTTCTCTTACTAATCTGATACTTTTTTTCGTTTATTGGTCTTACATTAGGCATTGACCTCTTCCTCCTATCTAAACTCTTTCCCTGTAGCCTTATCCTTAAGCCAGATCCTCCCCTGTATATCGAATCCTGCTAAGCTTGCTACCTGCCTAAGCGCTTCTATTACCGCAAGCACATGCTTAGGTGTCTTCTCGGCGTTATGTATTGCCCTGCCGGCTGTACTGTCTGTGTAGCCTTCTTTATTTTTGTAGTCCAATGCTTTCCTCTTTTAGTCTGTTATATTTCAGTTTACCTGATAAGTATTTCGTAAATAAGTTGCTCTGACATTGCAGTAACAGTTGTTGTGTTCCCATGTTTTTCAGCTTCAACCATTACTGTCACATCATTTCTTAACTCTTGTATTTTATCCGGATACGCCCCTCGCGCAATAGCTCGCTTAACCAGGTTGATCATGTTATTGCACACGGATAATACAAACGCATCAGCTTCTTTTTCTTCGTAATCATCCCGCATTGCTTCCATTTCGTAAATACAATTTATCATTGATTGATATAGATTATTCTCCATCTGTTACCTCCATAAATTTTAATATTAGCCATTGAATATCGGTCTTACTTTTACAAATTTTTTATGATCAACGGCTGGCATATTTTCAATTTCTTTTGCCATTTTAATCATATATTCAATGCTCGTATCTTCTTCCGTATCTATTGTAATTACTGTCTTTATACCAATTGTTTTAATGTTACTTATTTTTCTAAATCTTTCATCCCATCTATCATCGCATTGTATAGCACTAAATTTAGCAATCATTTTACGCCTCCTAAATTTTAATACACAATCTTTACTATAGTACCTTGCGTCTCTATGCAAATAGCAATAATATACTTTCCTTCTCTTGGTATTTGCATATAATTTCCGCAATCATCGGCAAGTGCCAATGTACCGCTCTCGGTCAGCATAAATTCATCTAAATCGCATCCCACAAGTCCGTTTTCTTCTGCAACATCCACAAATTCGTCAAGACTCACAGGGTACCCGTCAGTTTTTTTATAAACTGTAAACTCCATAATTCCCCTTCCCGGCTTATCGCCTAAATTTTAATTATGTCAACAATCTTCTTTGCAATGCTCCGGTTCACAGTTCTTGCATCCCTGTCCACTGGCCATACTTACGTCCTTATTTTCCACTATATTTCCGATCGTATCCTCAAGGCTTATATTTACATCCCTGTTCTTGCTGGCAGCACATAGTGCCATAACTAGCGCCCCGGCAAATCCACCTGCTATAAAGCTTATAATGCATCCGATCATACTATTTACCTCCTAAACATTGTCAAATATATCTCCTACTCTTTCATAATCCATTTCTCTTGTTTTTGGACTTTCCAGGTCAAATATAATCGGTCTGTCCGGAACATCGTAATATTCCTCTATATCAAATGGTTCCACCCGAAAGCCAGTATAGTGTATGCTCCAAACAACTTTGCATCGGTTAAATGCCTCACCCAGCTTTTTGCACGAAAGTATATCATTTTCCCATATTTTATTTCCCCTGCAGTCCTTTAAACCGGTATCCAGGCATACCGTAATCGGATCAATCTCCACCCATTCTACCAATCCATACCCATCATGACGCAAAATGAAGTGCATATCGCAACCCGGTAAGGTTTTATTTTCTTTATGCAGGTAATATCCTTCCACCCAATCCCTATTGTCAACTCGTTTTCCTTTACATAAAATGCGCATTCTTCCCATCGCTTTATCTCCCTGTATGCAGCCTGTTTTTAGCTCTATGCGTTCCATTCTCGCCATACCGTTCGTGTAAGATATCCCATTCATCCCAGACACTCTGCGGGATGTTGCATAACTTATTCTGTTGCTTGGTTCTCTCCTGAATCACATAAGTTACGCTGCCCTTAGACACGCCCACAAGCTTTGCAATCTCCCTGTGTTTATATCCCAGTTTATGCAGCCGCTTCACTTCATTTTTCTTTTCTTCACTTAGTGATTTCACATCTGCCTCCCTCTCGAACCATTATGTAGCCCGTTAACCGGATCGCTCTGGATTTCTTGGGCTCTCCATCTATCAGCCCTTGGTTTTTTAACCGCTCCAAATATTCCGGTACATTACTTTGTGATTTTAATCCGATTCCGGATGCAATCTCCCGGACAGACGGCGGATACATATGCCGGCTTATATATTCCACCAGATACTGATAGATCTTTTCTTCCGGCTTTTCCATGCATTGATACCTGCGTTTCCGGTATTCCCTCTGTTTCTCCCGGAACACCTCCGGGTTCTTGTCCCACCGCCGGCGTTTCAGCATAGCCTGAATATCTTTGTCATCCATATCGCAGTCATTACGGTCGCACTGTATACAGTCCGGATACCTGCAATTGTTTGCTATCGCCATGATCATTCCCCCTCCAGCAACTCCACTGTATTCTGCACCAGTTCATGCAGGCTGCGCTTCTCTGCCAGCAGTGCCGGCGCAAGCTGTATATATTCCTTTCGTCTTGCGGATACCTGTTCATAAATCATGCGGAAATTAGCACGGTCTATATTCAGGTCCTCCGACAGGCAGAGGTTCTTAAACCCCAGCCTCCCTACACACTGCCTGGTGCCATCGTCCAGGCTGTCCATTGCCTCCGCTTCCCGGTACATGCCCCAGCGCCGGATCGCATAAAGCACATCCTTCCAGGCGGCACCCCAGTCCTTTTCCTCACCCCTTACGATGCCGGCACATTTCTCCCGGATCTCCGCAATGGAGGGAGCAAATTTATTTAAACTGATATGCTCTTTTAATGCTGCCAGGCAGATACGGTAATCCAGATCAGACAGCATGGTGTACCACACCTCTTTCGCCCGGTTATCCGGCATCAGGTTCGCATTTGGATATGCGGCTTTCATTGCTGATGCAATGGAACCAAATTCATTCACATTCATGTTCGTTCACCCACCTCGCCATATCATCATAAAAATTCGTTTCCTGCCTCTTAGGCTTTTCTTTCAATGCAAAGACTCCTTTCCAGCCGTTCTCAATAGATTGGTGGAGTATGGCGATCTTTTCATCATTATCCATTGCCAGCCTGTCAAGCTTTTTCATTATCAGCTCCATCCCTTTTTCGGTTAATGCTGCTTTTGATGCCTTCCGGTGAGCAATAAATTCCAGTATGGCATCATTGAGCAGGTCATCTGCAGCATATTTTTCTGGCAGTACTTTAGTACTGCTCTTTTCTGTTTTCGTTTTTGTTTCTTGTTTCTGTTTACTTATGTCTGCACTTTGTACTTCTTTTGTACTTCCTTTGTACTTCTTTTGTACTTCCTTTGTACCGCATTTTGTTGGGTTCAAAAGCGTATACTTTGTACATTCCCCCCGCTTCTTTGAGGAAATGAAATCAATCAGCCCCAGCTGTTTTAATTCATTTCTCGCATTCGTGAGCGCTTTTTCACTTACACACATCATTCCGCTTAAGCTTACATTCGTCCGCGCGAACCAGTCCGACCAACTACATCTGTTGTTTATCTGCAATAGCGTATAATAAAGCAACTGTGCGTTATTTGACACTCTGGTTTCTTGCAGCAAATGGTAAAACCGGTTAAGCAGTTCTATATAATTCACGCCACCACCTACTTATCCATTTTCTTTACTGCCTGCCCGGCTTCATATTCCCGGTACAGTGCTGTCCAGTCCTCGATCTTCATTGTGGCTAGCCATCCGCAGCGGTCCTTCTTCTGCATGACAACCGGCATTTCCCCTTCCCTGGCATCCCTGGCAGCCTGTTCCATTGCCCCATACAGGCCGCCCCGCAGCTGTTCTTTGTAAACCTTGCACTCGATATGCATACCGGGCAGCCCTACCACATCCGCATCTCCATTGGCTCCGCTGTACTGCTGTCCCCTGCGGCATTCATACCCCTGATCCCTTAGCACACGGGCAAGCGCCCTTTCCCCCCTGGCTCCTTTTGCCCTGCTATTCATCGCCTGCCGCCCTCCTTGCTGCCTTTAAGGACCACCCGATACTTTTTAACCGGTGCTCTTCCTGCTTTACATACCGTCTCAGTGCGCACATATCAATAATGCTGCCGGTATCCGGTATATAATAGCCTTTGGAATCCTGCTGGTTAATGATGGGCGTCTCCCTGCGTGCATCTGCAATTAAGTCCCTTACTTTTCTATCCGATAACCCGGTCAGGATACAGAGCTGCTTTCTGGTTACTGCATTCTGGTATCCTACCGGTATATAATCCACAATATTCATGTTCCTCCTTTCCGGGGCGGTCTGCCGCCCCAGCCTGGCTTATAATAGATTTGTGATATATTATCCGCCCTCCGCAAATATGAATCAGCATTTACGGGTTTCTATATAAAGCATCACTGCCTTATAACAAAACTAAATATTTCTTCTTTCTATCTCTCCTATCACTATATCAAGTGCGCAACCAGTTCCATATGCGCCATTAGCATATAAGTCGCAATCGTTATAGCAAGAATTCCCGGCACACGTATTTGGTCTTAGTTTTTCAAGCTTCAATATTAGTGCTTTCTTTGCCAACGCCATATCGCCCTCTTTTATTTCCCATTTAATATCTCTGTGGTTGAAACAAGGAATATCCACTTGCATGATTATCTCTGCTCCGAGAATAGTAAATTCTCCCAACCTTAAAAGCTTGTTAAGTTGCTCTTTTTCATCTTTTGTCTCACAAATAACTCTGATCATCGCTCCTCCTTGACAGTAATACCATATACCTTATACATCTTTTCAAAAGTTTCTTTTCCCCTTTGATGAGCTATGATATGGTGTTCCCGGCATAAGCAGATCTTCCGGTATCCGCTGTCATCCACTTTCCTCCGGTTATTCCCCATACCAATCGCATCCACATGGTGTATCTCACCAATCCTGCCGCATACCGCACACTTTCTATGCTTCAGGCAGAAATATAAGTACCTGCCTATATCGTCCGTCCTGTTCACCCCCAGGTCATCCAGGGGGATTCCATTTGCCAGGGAAAACTCCATCAGGGTGTTTATATATTCCCTGGCCGTATCCACCGAGCAGTCTGACAGGCTGAAATACCCGCATCCGGTTCGTTTCATATGCTCATATTTCATTAGCTCTTTCATATATTCCGGCACATCCCCGCTCCAGGCGGCAATATCTGCAATGGTTGCATAAGCTTTTTTCCTTTGTTCTATGGAAATATGCCTGCCATCATCGAAGCGCATCTCTGCTTGGCGGATATGCTTATCCAGAACCATTTCTTTTATGTATTTTCCAGGGATTGATATATACAGCTGCGTTCCCTGTTCATCCTCCCTGACTTTTTCTACCTTTACGACTGTATGCACTAATCATCACCATACTTCTTTTTAAAGGATACTAAGAACCTGCCGATCTGGGCGGCGGTAACGGTATCCTCATTAATCCCGTTTGATGCATACAGCATATCAATATCGATCTTATGCTTTTTGCAGATATCCCGGATCATTTTTTTCTGCGGCTCCGAAGCCGGTTCCTCCTGCTGGAAAGGGTTTTCTTCCTCTTTCAGCCACAGGTCAAATCCAAGACCCGTGTGGATTGCCACACATTTCACAAATGACCGGCACATGCTGTTCCAGACACGCTGCTGGCTCATGGAGTTATCCTTTACCGGATTCGTGCCGTTCATCACCGGGGACTGCATGGTGTACTCTTTTTCATCTATGACTACTTTGATCCTGGTTTCATAGCACCGGTTTCTGGAATCGTTCTTATCTATAAATTCATGATCACAGTAGTAGAGGCTGCTTCCGGTCTTTGGGTTTGGTATGGGTTCCCAGTAAACAGTTTCTGCCCCGTGGTCATGCAGCAGCTTAATGCACTGTGCCCAGTTTAAATATAAAAACTTGTCCCGCTCTTCACAGTACGGGGTTACATCTAATTTTCGTAGCTCATCATATGGTTTCAGCATGGGAATCCTCCTTCATCCAGTTCCCGGAAAAAAACCAGTCGATAAATTCTTTTTTATCCTTACCTTCCAGGAAATCTAAGTTTTCTTTTGCATAGAGAAATGCATCTTCCTCCGATATTACTTCGTTTGTGGATAGTTCTTTATAATGCATTTGACAAAGCCTCCCGTTTTGCTCTATAATACATATAGAGTTATTTTTTATGTGTTTGATTGAATAGTCCCTAAACTTTGGTCGGTGTGGGGACTATTTCCATTTACAATACTTTCAAAAAATGATGTCAGTTTCCATATATCTTTTTTTGAAAAGGTTCCCGTAGGATCAATGTCTGCAATTCCTTGTAACAGTCCCGCAGAATATCTCATCGTATCGTAACGGTCCAAATGATTCTCAAGCTGAACCCGGTGCAATGTGTTAATTATTTGATCAATATTATTCCATTTTTCAAATGGATCACTTTGTATTTCTGGTTCCTGTACCGATTCAATCCATATCATCTCGTTTCCTCCTTTCTAAGTGCTCCAGCTCCTGTATATAGTAATAGATTAACAGACATATAAAACTGCCTGCAGAAATCACCTCTATTACCGTCCAAGGAGTCTGAAATATGATCTGCACTGTTTCCATTATGCAGGCTGTTGCCAGCAGGCTAATTAATTTGTTTTTCATCACAAACCTTCTTTCTACAGTTTTTTATCCAACTATGCATTAACCTTTCCTAAAAAATCTCTAACTTTTCTGCATCCGGAACCTGCAAAACCCGAAAAGCCCTTCGTACTTCAGGATATGTAAATGTTTCAGGCTTCTTTCTTTTGTTTTGTAGTGTACGTTTTGTGATTCTCAAATACATTGCTAAGTCATCTTCTGTCATTTTTCTAATATTAATGTACTTAGCAATTATTCCTTCAAGTGTTCTGTTTTTTACATCATCTTCATTTGGTTTTAATTTTGGCATATACTTCACCTTCATTCCTTTTTTTTATTGTCTGCGGAAGCAGAAAGAATTACATTAGCAATTCATTACCCGACATTCGCATAACTTCGTTAACATGGAGTGGTCAAATTACTTCTTTAGTGCAGAACCAACTTGGCCTACATTGACATCTAATATGACTGTCAGCTCTGCTGCGTTTGCGGCGGAGTGTGTCAGCTCATATCTTTTCACTGCATTTAACTTCACCCCATCTATGTGAATTGCTTCGGTTTCATCAATCGTGAGTTTATTTAAATCATTCACCCTTCAACACCTTCTCTTTATTTGGTCTTAATTTTGGCATATATTTTCCTACCGTTCTCATCTCATTTATGCGACAAATTGACTAAAAAAAATTGCTATGGCTTCATCAATAGTTAAGTTTAATTCTTTAGCAATTGCATCTACTTCACGAATAGAAAAAGTTTCACCCTCGCCATTTATTTTCCTATAAAAGGTGGCTTTATCTATATCTATCTTTTTAGATAGATCCGCTATACTCATACGTTTCTCTACGATTTTGCCACGTAATTTGTCTACATTAACCATTATATCACCTCCATCGATCTCATTTGTGAGAATATAAATATAATATATCAATTTATCGGTTATGTCAAGTAATATTTCTCATTTATGAGAATTATTATACTTATTCATTTTCTATAGTTGCGCTTTTGCGATTTCTATCGTATAATAATTCTATATTCTGAAAGGAGCAAGATAAAATATTATGACTCGCGGAGAAAGAATTAAACAGCTTCGAAAGGCTCTTGGTTTATCTGCTGAAGAATTAGGTACACTTATTGGAAAAACCAGAGCTACTATATATAGGTATGAAAACGGTGAAATAGAAGATATGCCAATCACTATTCTCGAACCCTTAGCAAAGGCTCTAAATACTACCCCTGCTTTCTTAATGGGTTGGGATGAACCTACATACTATCACAAACTTGGAAAAATCGAAGCTTTAGATACCTTTAAAGCTGATGG